CCACGACGATCATCACGCCAATGGTTCGCCAGGTACGGGACAAAGTTCGGACATCGGACAGGGCGCTGCTCGATTTGTCTGACGGTTTGCTCCAGCGAAAGTGGGAGATCCTGCGCTGCTTGCTAGAAGGCGACTTTGATTTATCGATCTACCAGGAAACGACCAAGAATTATCGCTGGCTTCTGCGAGAGCAGCTGTCAATTAGGTTCGCGGATCCTCCTGGTTTCACGCAGGTCGGAAAGTACAAAATGATGGGGATGAGCATGACCTTCAACACGCCGTTTGACTGGGGATTGCCACCGTTGGTGGAGGAATCAGACGATGAGTAATTTTTGGCTCGAAATCGGAACGGGCAGCCAGGTATCCAAGATACCGATCACGATGGACCACGAGGGCCAGATCGATGATTACCTGAAAAATCGCTTCCGACCCGAGGAAATGCCGTTCCAACACGCAGTGCTGGATGACTACGCGATGCCAGAGATCGCTGCCGAAGTGGTGGTGAACAATCCGCCACGAGAAACTGAGCTACCCAGGGTAGGAATCAATGAGTTCATTTTCCCAACAGGCATGACGCGATTCAGTCGCGGGCTGTTTCTGATTGACAAGACCCATATTGCCGACCTGGTGAACCACTGCTGGGGCATTAACTGGGACGGCACTGGTCAGATCCCGGACGATTCGGCTGCGAACCGGACCGAGGATCCCGCCAGGTTCTACACCACCGACGACTTGGAAGCTGAGGTTTTCGTCCAGCGACTGTACCTGCTGCCACCGATTCAAGTTGACTCGAGCAGCGACAACGAGCTGTTTATTGTCCCGATGGTGGATTTCCGCTGGCTCGCCCTGCACTTCACGATTAACTCGACAGAGTTCGATGTTGGCTCGGCTACAACCTGGCAGGACTTGCTCAACTCGATTTACCAGGCAACTCCCGCATACATCGAATTTGATCCCTCGGTAAATGTGTCGGCTGATTACCTGCAGCCGGACCCTGGTTACTTTGCTGCGTCCAGGAGCGCAGCCTACGCGATCGATCACTTTGCCAATTCAACCGGCAACCGAATTGTGGTGATAATGGATGGGGCAGGCGATGAAAAGATAAAAATTCAGTCATTCGGGGAAGCTGCTAACAAGGCGGTGCTGCCAGAGACAGCGATATTCGGAAAGATGAACGCAAGCGGAACGAAGCCAGGGGCGGTTCGACTTAGCTACCGGCTTCTCTTCGATCACGCGGACAATGAAACCTGGTGGAGCGCAAAGGCAACATTGAACAATCACGACGGACCGGAGGTGCATGTCGTCAGCACCTTTTACGAGGAATACTACAGCGAAGTGATCGACCCTAGTTCGGAACAATCCAGGACAGATTTGCTGACGGTCATATCGCAAAACACGCAGGGCTGGCTTTCAGGACCAAATTACGCGGTGACAGTGCCTGGTGGATTGGATGTTGCTGTTTTCCTGGAAAGTAGTGGGTTCACGGACTACACGCTGATAAAAGTAGATTGCAGCGCCGCGATCCCGCAGCTGGTGACGACGTACCAATCGCGGAAGCCTAATTTCTATTCCCCGGTCAATCTAAGCCAGCAACCCGGACTGTATCGCCACCCATGACCACACACCTCGAGTTAGCACGAATCCAGCTGAACAGCTCCGGTATCCCCCTGGGAGCTACCCAGGGCGTCGGCACGATCATCGAGCTGGAAACACCTTATGACGGTAACGCCAATCCTGTTGACGTTCACCTGGTCTACCCGGCGAGCCAGGCGATCCCAGGGCAAACCATTGTTAGCTGCTACTTTCAAAGCAATGAAGGCTGGTACATCGTTCAAGGCGAACCAGGACCAGCTGGACAAGGTGGATCCCCCTGGGTGCGATTTCGAGCATTGAATCCAATCGGATACCAACGCTCTGGTATTTGGAATTGCGTCGTTACCCAAACGCTTGCGGTAGGGGTGGACGTAGGCGATGAGATCGCAATTCACGATCCCAACAATCTATTCGCTGATGTGGTATTTGCTGCGTACCAGACAGCTACGAATTGCAACGCGGACGAGCTGTACAACGGAGGCAGCACGGGAACCGCGTATTTGCGGACGCCAGAAACCAGCTCAGACATACCGCCAGGCGTGACACGCTGGGAGGTTGAGACGTGTTCACGTTCAATCGACAAGATGGACGTGTGGTTGCAGGAGTGCATGAGAGCTGACGACGGCGGCGACGGACTGTGGACTGGCACGGGATACTTTGACCAAATCGACGACTGGAACCAATCGGCATATCCAGCAGTGGATTTTCCGCCGGAAGTCGTAGACGACGACGATGAGGAAGCCGGTTATTGCTGGAAAGTGGAAATTGAAAATCCGTATCGTTTGACCGCGCTGGAATACAGCAAGGTACGAATCCGCCGGCAGACTTCTAAGCAGTGCTCGCTGCCGCGCAACGTGACGAGCCCGCACGACCAGGGCGTAGTGTCGAACAGCGAAAAGTGGATCGTCGAATCAGTGTACGAGGATCGCGCAGAAAACCGTGGTCAATTCGCGAGATACCTTGCCCTGCAATTCGGCGGATCATTTAGCGGTTGGACGATCTTGCAGTATTGGAACGGTCAAGACCCGAGCCAAGCGTTACCGGCTTGCACGCCAGAGATCGACTGCAGCACGCTGGGAGGTTGCGAGTGCCTGGAGGGAGGCGATAGAGCATTTGCGGTCTACAACGAAGAAGCGCACCGGTACGAGGTGGTTGCCACCCAGTCCGCGTTATTAGGTCCGCCAGATGACATTCCAATTATGAATAGCTTTGCTGGCGATCTTGGCTGTACTTTCAGCTTTGCCGAGCAAACCATAAAGGCATTTGCGTGCGGCAGCTCACCGACACTAGGGAGCGCAAGCCTAGAGACAGTTACCCAGAGAATCGTTGGCGATGCTTTCAGGCTCGGCAACGATATTTGTTTTAATATGTACGACATTGAGGTTTGCAGCACGTCCTACATTGAACCAGAGTGCGTCAACCTCTGCGCCGAGTGTGATTGCGATGACCACGTTTGCGCCTATCAGTACACACAAGGCGAGGGATGGGAGCTTGTTAAGGCTTGCCCAACCGAGTTTGAAGATTGTTGCTGTACCGGCGAAATGCCAACCAACACGCCCGTAGGTGATGATCCGACTTACATCACATACCCATGCGGGCCATGCCCAAGTGAGTGCCTAGAGTGCGACCTGTGCGATGTTGAGTGTCCTACCGGCATCACGATAGTCATCGACGACATAGTTGGCGACCTGAACAATGGTGACAGAGTAGAGTCGCAGAACGACACGCAGGTATGGACACCACACGCGGAAGATTGTTGCTTCAATCTGGAAATGCAGTTCAAGGAATTTAACTCAGGCCAAACGGCAACGGCTACGGCAAAAGTTTGCTTAATTGATCCGTCAACCATGCCCCAGTGCCAGATGAATGGAAACTATGCGCTGAGTTTTGAATGGACACCAGCAGTAGTGCTAGGCATGACTCTGCCAACAGAAATGGGTGCGTCGCAACCTTATCAATGCGTCGCTGAATACGGCAACAACTTGGGATGCGGTATCTTGCCAGATTTCCCCGACGCTGGTGGAAACTGGGACAACGTAACGGCAACTGTAAACTGCTGCGAAGTAGTCGAAGGCGGAAACAGAAACATCGCCCTCGAGTCGATGGGCGTACACGACATTGGCGCAGGGTTCCACAACGCAAGCCTGCAAGCGCCACCACCAGCTCCAAGAGAAGCGGCGAAGCCCCAGGGATGGGGTGACGCCTTTGTTCAAGAGAACCCGACGCTATTCAAAGGATGCGGTTGCAAAAAGGATATTGTCCCTGTGATGAATCGCTGGGCGCGACGGGAAGGCGAGCCAACAGACGACCAGGTACTGCTGGTGGCAACAACGCTGTACGGAAAACAGAAAAGGGGTATTCAATCCCAAATTAGCGTAGAATCGTTGAGCAACGACATACGCGAGTTTACAAACAGGATGCGGAACAATGGCTGATTTAGTGATCGTAGACACAAACGTGGAGCGAGCTGGTAACACCGGGACTTATCGCGCCGTGCAGTTTGGCGAAGCCATTACAGCAGGCCAGGCGGTTTACCAGTCGAGTGTCGATCAGAAATTTTACTTAACAGACAGCAACGACTCTGCTGCGCCGTCAAACACAGGCCAGGCAGCGATCGCTGTGTCTACTGGCGGAGTTGACCAACAAGGAGTCGTAGCAAGAGGGAACGCTGTGATTGACCTGGGGCCGACCGTAATGACGGCTGGCGAGATTTACGTTCTATCCTCTGCAAACGTGGGCGGAATCGCACCAAGCGGCGATTTGGGAGCTGGAGCTGAACTAACTATTGTGGGCTATGCGCAAACGGATGCGCTGCTCAATTTGACGTTGAACGCCACGGGTATCACCAAGGCGTAACACCTTGAAAGGGGTTTGAGATGAGAAGCTGGAAAGAGATCGCTAAAGCCGTGAAGAGCGTCGAAGCCCTGGCAAAAGCCTGGGAGAGCGACGACCAGACGCCAATGGTCGAGTTTGAGATGCGAGAGGTCCGCGCAGTTTCCAAGAAGCTGGATCGAGCCTGGTCGGAGCTCTATGACTTGGTGGCAAGCGGCCAGATCGAGCCGATCGCCTACCCATTAGTGATGGCTATTGACGCTTGGATCGATGAAGTTGATCGGTTTCGAGATAGCCATACGGCGAACCCAGGAGGATCAGATGAGCTCTGGAAAGCCTGGGGCGACGTTCTGGTTCTGACAAACCGCGAGCCGGTTCCTCAAATGCTCGAGCCCATCGGTTATCTAATCCAGGTACAAAAATGCTCACCGGCGCAGGTTGCGAAAATCTACGAATGGAAGGACGAGTTTGGACAGCCAGACGCCCGGCGAGTGCTCGAGGTAATCCAATCAGGAAAAGAAAGCGAGCCGACTGTTTCGCCGCATTGGAATCGGACATGTCAGAAAAACGCAGAGCTGTGGGAAGCCAGGTCAAGCCGGAAGAGGCAGGTAGTAACGGAAGTGGTAGCCGAGCCCGACGTGCCAGTTCTTGCGCCGGAGTCAATGGAAACCTTGCTGGAGCAGAACGTACCGAGCCGGCAAATTGCCAGGATGAAGAACGTCGATCAGCAAACGGTTCTTGATTACGCCAGGGAGCTCGGGATGATCGTGGACGGACAGCAACCCGCGCCAGCCATGACACCCGACCAGCACCTTAGCAGAGTTAGAAACGCGGAGATCGAAAAGCTGGAGGAAGCCAAGAGCTACGCAGCTGGAGCCAAAGCAAACGCCGAAAGTGGAACGCCGGACACTCACCACTCCCTGAATAACTACCGGGAGCAGGTTCGACAGATGACACTAGACGGATGCACCAAACAGCAGATCGTCCAGGGATTAAAAACGCAGCACCCTGACAGAGCGAAGCCTGGCAGTGTAGCGCAAATCATGGCAGCGATTGAGCGCGAAGTTGCAGCTACAGAGTAGGAGCGACAGGTGGCTAAGAAAAAGGCAGCAAAAAAGCCGACAGGTAGGAACAGGCGCAGGCAGAAAGACGTGGCGACGATTGCAGCCGTGCGTGACTGTAAAGCCCTGGACATGCACCTCGAGGGATACACGACTCGCCAGATCGCCGAAAAGCTCGAGATGAACGATCGGACGGTTTACAAAGCCATTGATCGAGGCCGGGAAGCCTGGAAAATGGAGAGAGTCGAGCTGCACCAGGATTTGGTGGAAACTGTACTGATGACGCAGCGGCGAATTTTGTCGCTTGCGTTCCAGGCTTACGCTGACAGTAAATCACCGGATAACCTGCCAGGGGATCCCCGGTTCTTAGCGTTGGCAGAAAAAGCCAACACAAGCATCGGCAACATCGTTGCAGCTCACCGTGACGATGGTGGAAAAGTTGATCCCCTGGCTAGGTCGGGGCTCATTGAGGTGATCGTCCACACCAGGGGCGAAGTCGATGCCTTGCAGCAGATGAACTACAAAGAGCTCGAGCAGATAGCGGTACAGCCAATAACCCTGGAGGCAGGAAGTTGATCGCAGCAAGCCCAGGGGAATCGACGCCGGTACTGCCAATCAGCCAGGTGCAAGCAGATTTTTTGGCGAGCGACTCGCAGATCACGGCAATGGTTTGCGGTCGCGGTGGTGGCAAAACTTTCATCGGTAGCTATCGAATTATTACCAGGGCGAAGGACGGCGATCAGTGGATGGCTGTATCGCCCGACGCAGGCGTCAGCCTGGAAACGACAGTTCCGACGTTTATCGAAAATTGCGAAAAGCTGAACTGTCTGAACCGAACCGTGATGAGCCCTTACCCCAAAATTTGGTGGGAAACGCTTGACGGCGGTGAGGCCGAGATCGTGTTTCGCTCGGCAGAGAAGCCGGACAAGCTACGCGGACCAAACAAATCCGGGCTGTGGCTAGACGAAGCCAGCTATCAGCCGATCGACGCGATGAGGATTGCCAGGGCAACGCTCCGGCGGGGCGGTCAGATGGGGCCGACTATTTTGACGATGACACCGCGCGGGCGAAGCCATTGGACTTTTGAGCTTTGCTACGAGAGGGCAACAGGAACAGAGCCGAACCAGGAAGTTATCCAGGGGATCCCATACGTCGCCAGGCCGAACGTAAAGCTAATCCAGGCGAGCACAGCCGACAATCCATTCTTGCCGCCAGAGTTTTTTGACAGCATGGCGCAGGACTTGTCACCCCTCCTGGCAGCCCAGGAGTTGGGAGGTCAGTTCATTGACATTGATGGGCTCATGTTTCGGCGTGAATGGTTCCAGCCGGTGGATCACGCGCCCAGGGAGGCGCTCAGGGTCAGGTACTGGGACAAGGCAGCCAGCACGATCAGCACCAGCTCGTTTACTGCAGGCGTCAGGATTAGCCGATGCCCCAGGGGGATCTTCTACATCGAGGACGTTATTCGAGGCCAGTGGTCACCAGCGGACAGAGACACGGTGATATTGCAGACAGCCCAGGCAGACGCTCACGATTTCGGCGGTGAGGTGCTAATCTACGCGGAGCAGGAAGGCGGATCTGGCGGCAAGGAAGTGATGCAGCAGATGATAAAAATGCTTGCTGGCTTCCCGGTTTACCGCGACCTGGCAAGTGGATCAGCACAGCGAAATGTTGGTGGAGTCAAATTGCCAGGTCAGGCGAAGATAACCAGAGCCCAGCCCTTGGCAGCCCAGGCCGAAGCTGGAAACGTGAGGATTGTCAAAGGAGCCTGGAATAGCGAATTTCTCAGCGAGCTCTCTGCGTTCCCTGAGTCTAGCCAGGCTGACCAGGTTGACGCTGCTTCTGCCGGGCTCAATCGACTTGCAGCTCTAACTCAGCCAGAGGACGCTGTAGCTGACCGGAAACGCAAAACGGTCGAAACGAATAGTTTTGGGGCAAGTTTACAATCGCTCGGGGGATCCCGAGGAACGCGCCGAAACCTATACAACCGAGTCAGATAATGAGTTCTCTAAACAGACTCGCCAGGATGGCGCGTGACTTTCTTCGCGGATACAGCAACGCCCGCAGACCAGGCGGACTTGGCACGGGATCGCGAGGCACGCAGGGCAGTTCCTATATCGAGAAGCCACCGATCGAACCAGGTCAAGGAATCAGACGCGGACTGCAGCGACGAGCAGAAGCAGCTGGATTTGGCAGCCGGCTGCAAGAAATACCATCAGATCGATTAGGCGGACCGCTTCCGCCAGTCCAGGGACCAATGCCGCCACCGCCTCCTGGACCAATTCCGCTCCCGCCGGAACCACCAGGGGCCGGCAACGTCCCGCCACCCTTTCCCTCAGGACGCCGGAGCTCCCAGGACGAATGGATCGCTGAATACTTCCGAATGAGGGCGCGCCAGCAAGAAATTGACGCCCAGGAAGAGGAATTTGATGACATCGAGACTCTTGGCCGTAGCTACGACTACGACCGCGACGATTACAATTTGATCCGCCAGGGCAGTACAGAAGTCAGCTCCAGCAATGTTTTTAGCTATTACTGGCAACCCGAAAGCAAATACAGCGGGATCCTGTACGTTACTTTCCTGGCTCCAGCTGTGGGCAAAGGGCAGCCCAGGCAAGGACCAGGGCCGACCTACGCTTATTTTGGCGTGACATCCCAGAAGTACAACGCATTTCGCCGCCAGGCAGCTGAGTCAGCTGGCAGTGCTGTCTGGGACCACCTTCGTGTTCGTGGCTCGATATTTGGTCACCAGGTGCAGTACAGGTTAATTTCCGTGACTGGCAACTACGTTCCCCGGAAGGCAACCGCCAAAGGATTCAAAACTCGCTACCTCAAGCCAGTTGGCAGACCGCGACAGGTTAATGCTAGACTTGGGAGCGAATCGCTGGCGCAACGTGGATTCCAACGGAGTACGTTGCCGTCGCAAGATTATGGACAACCGGACCGGGGCGGACCGGAAAGAGGATCGCCCAACAGAGGTCAGTAATGGTTGACGAGTCGAGTTTGCCGGCAGAGTTTCTGTATAACCGCCCGAAAGACCCAGCAGCCGGGACCAGCGGAGCGCCAAACTACAGCAGGGAGATCCTGCCGCACGTTAGCAGCGTGAACGGTAGATACGGGCTGGTTAGCTATTCGTACCTGAGCGCTGACCAGGCGATTAACGATAGCCGCGCCAATGCGTACAGGATGCGCAACGATTGCGGCATCATGGAGAGCCTCCACGCCAGGCAGCGAGCCGTGGCGCTACAGAACTGGAGCATTGAGCCAGAAGATTCGAGCAGCTTTGAGCAGCAGCAGTTGGTCAGGTGCATGACCGACATACTGCAAGAAACGCCGCGATTCGCGGAAATGCGTCGCTGCTTACTCGAGGCACTATGGTACGGGCGCTACATGACGCTCGGGACGTTTGAAAACAAACGAATCGGCGGAATCAACCGGATTTGCTGCTCGAAATGGTCACCGAGGAACGGCGACAAACTGAAATTTAGGTTTGACGACGGAACGCTATCGCACGTCGATGGGCAGGTTGGTATCCGCGTCAGCACTGCCTACTCAGCACCCAGGAACTACATGGACCCGAACACCGGGGAAGTGATCCAGAAGATTCAGCCAACCGAGGAGGGGCTGGTTTACTGGCTAGATAAGTGGGAGCGACGCCAGGCAATCGTACATAAACACATGATTGAGGATGCACCGTTCTTTGAGCCAAAGCTGGCTGGCCGAATCAACGGCGTCGGCATCCGCGACTACATTTACTGGGATTGGTACGCAATGATCGAGTGCCTGCAAAGGGTAGTCGAGTACCTGGACAGGGCTGCGTTTGGCGTCGAAATTTGGCCTTACCAGGCTGGCAGCCCAGCACAAAAAGTGGCAACCGAGAAAGCCGCAGAGGAAGCAATGGGCGGAGGCCGGACAATTATTCTCGCGCCAATCCAACCAGGCGAGGACCAGGAGCTGTTTGTACCCAGGCTAATCGAGCCTGGCTTAGGTGGAATCAACACGACGATCGACATGATTCGCACCTACTGGGGACATAAAATCAAGCGATTTATCCTGGGCCAGGTGCTAAGTAGCGAAGCCGAGGCAACAGGACTGGGCAGCGGGGTGGCAGATGCTCACCTGGCTACCCTGGCAGACATTGTTCAGTACGACTCGGTAAATCTCGAGGAAACAATCACCACCGATTTCCTGCGTCCGCTGCAGTTGTGGAATTTCCCAGATAGCTCCAACATCCGATTGCAGTTCCGTATCAGCACGGAGGAACCGGACAGCGACCGACGGCTCGCGTCGATGAAGATGGCTTGGGACATGGGCATGAAAATTAAAGCTGACGAAGTAGCGGACACCATCGGCGTATCGATGCCAGACGCTGACGACGAGGTACTGCAAAACCCCGCGTTCATGCAAGCAGGGCAGGCAGCTATGGGTATGCCTGGAGCCGAGGAACCAATGCAGGGTATGCCAGCACCAGGGGAGCCAGCACAATCGCCGATCGACCTGGGACAAGTGATCGAGCAGAACAGCGCTAACGGGGCAGCAATGAGCAGAGCCTTTAGAAACCGAGTGGAGACATACTTATGAGCAACCCTAAAAGTTTCAGAGAAGCAGTGCATCGGTACGCTGCAGAATTAGAAAAACAGCATGGCGACGAAGGTGACGTATTTGATTGCGACACTTGCGGTCAAGACACTGATGACGTTTACGAGCACGAAAGTTCCCCTGGCGAATTTAATTGCCATGACTGTCACTCAAAAAAATACCCAGGCGAGGATAACTAGACGATGAAAAGATTTAGTAGCTTTCGCGACGCGGTTGACCAATACGCTTACTGGGACGGTTCCCCGCTTCAAGGCAAGGAGGCAGAGCTAAACAAGCCCGATCCAGAGCAGGCGGCAAAAAAACGGGAGCAAAAAACGTACACGCCTCCAGCGACCGATGCGCCCACGCAGCCCACGCAGCCGGCTCCAGAAATGGGGTTCAATAAGGCCTACGCCAACCGGGACGGTTATGGGCCAAAGGGCAAGCCACGAGTCGCCAGCAAGGAGCCGAAGCCTGCGCCTCTCGCAGACAATCGCACCTGGCAAGAGAAGCTGGACGACGAAGCGGAAGCAGACGCAGCTGAAAAGCGATTCCAGGATATGCCAGAGCGAGAAGTGACACAGGGCAAGCCAATCCCTTCGTTTCGTGACCAGGTTGATGCAATGTTAAAAGACCCGGCAAACCTCGAGCCAGGCTACGAGGACGCCGATACGCCTACAGAAAGTGTTGAAACGAAATCTGGACCACCTCCGGTAGAGCCAGAAGCCTGGAACCCAGACGAGTTCACGGATCCACGACACGCAGCTGCCGACTTGCACACAAAGGGCGAGCAGCTCGGGCAGGATAGATTCCTGGAAGTCGCCGGAGTCTACGACGGCAGCCCTCAGCAAATTTCTCAGTTTGCCAAACTGCTTGGGCTCGAATTGTGGGGAGCTATCCAGACACCGGAGCAGCTGACCGGAGCACTTGAATACGCAGGAGCAGAAGCCAGGGAAAGACTCAACGAAATCCTGAGACACAACGGGCTGATGGCTTCAAAGCAGAGCGAGCCCGAACAAAAGACGCTTTCCGAACAAGCAGGCAAAGCCCTGGGAGACTTTACTGGAGGAATGAGAGATGGAACCGGAATTGGATTAGCCAGGAAGATGCTCGGAGCAGCTGGCAGGCCCATCGGAAGAGCAATCGCTTCTGAGTTCACCCGGTCGCGGAACCAGGCAGGCGACAAGTACCAGGGCGAGTATCCAGGCTACCAGCCGGCCCAGGTCAACGTGATTCCGCCACCAAAGGCGCCGGGTCCAGGTCCAATGTTCACGGCGAAAACAAATCATCCCGACGCTGACTTTTGGATCGCCAGGCGTGGCAGCTCGAAAACAGTAGGCAAGCCGCATCGCGAGTTTGCACCGGAGTCGATCGGAATCACAGTCAACCGCGAGCACCTGGATCCTGACTACGCTTATTACCTAATGGAACACTTGCACCAGAAAGGACATTGGGCAGAGCGAGCAACGGGAACGACAAACCTGGTCAACATCAACAACCAACACATCAAAGAATTACAGGGGATGATGCAACCGGCTCCGCAGGAACCAGGTCCGCCAGTTGAAGGACCGATTCCACCATTGCCGAAGGAAAAGCCAGCAGAGCAATCCTACGGTGAAAAAGAGGTGGAAAACATCAAGGAGTCGTACAGTGCGTTCAACGAGGCGGACCACCCCAGGGACGACAGCGGCAAGTTCAAGGAAGGATCTTCCGGTAACAGTAGCTCGCTGAAACCTGGCGACAAGATCACAACCAAGCGCAAAATGACCTACGCCAACCCTGGGTACACGCAGAGCGACAAAGAAATGCAGCGTGAAGTTGAAACAGTGGAACCTGGCAAAAACCCCGACAAGTGCAAGGTGAAATTCGTAGGAAGCAAAACCAAATACACCTACAACAAAAAAACGGGTCTGCTTCGCGCGCTGAACGATCAGATGACAGAGCACCGCATTGTCGAAGAAGAACAGCCAGGGATTGTGATGCCCACCGACGACGTGGACAACGACGACGCAAGCGATGGCGATCAGCTCGGGCTGTTTGGTGAAGGCAAAAAGAAGAAGGTTCCGAAGCAGTACAAGCAGGAAAATCCCCAGGGAAAAGCCAGGGTGAAATCACTGTTTGACAAAGACGAGGATCCTGACCAGCAAACCCTGTTTAGTTCATTCGGCGAGGCTGTTTCCTACTACAGCGCAAAACGGTGAGGATATGCCAGAGCAGCCAGGAGAGATTGAGCCTAAACCAGAGCAGCCAGTAGCAGCCGAAAAGCCACCTGAACCACGGATTGGTCACACAGCCGGGGATACTTTTACGCTTCCCCGGTACATAGGCTACGGCGATGATCGCAAGGTAGAAGGAGAGCACACTTTTACAGTTGGCGACCACGACGGCCATCACGTTACAGTGAAAAGCGACACTGGTGGCGAGTACACGATGAAACGTGACGCGGTGAAGCATTTTGCCGACGATCTGAACCAGCGCGTGGATGTCCCGGAGCATCCAACCAGCAACGGAATTAACCTTATCCGAGAGGGCAAGGCTCAATTCTTGGGCAAGGGCGACGACGGCATGGCTTTCGACACTGGCGACGGCCAGGTTCACAAAGTCACGACGAGCGTACCCTACAACCTGGCTTATTTTCGAGATCACCGCGACGCTATTCGCGACGCCGAGCGACAGGTATGGCTGAACAACCAGGCTATCGAACAGGGACATGATTTGCTGGTTCCCCAGCAATTCATTGAGCACGATAGCCTGGCTTTCGGGATCCATCTTTT